TATTCAAGCTCGTCTTGATCCACAAGTCCTTGTATATAAATATGACCGTCGTCTTTATAATAACCAGTCATCTCACCGAATGTATATTTTCTCCAGTAATTGTAGTGTCTGCGAATGTGATTCATATACTGAATATTCTCGCCCATTTCATCATGAATGGCGAGAATACTACCTTCGGCGTTATCCATTACATCTGGGATAACATCTACTGTACGTTTTGTAAATGTAGGTATTTCAGTATGTGATTCGACTTTCTCAAGCTGCAGTGGTCCTATTTCTACTCTCTTAATGAATTCGTTATCTGCAAGATTGTCTTCATCAAGGGCGCCTTGTCTAGCCAATGCTTTGAGCTTGTCTCTCTCCTGTTTCCAGAGCTGATTCTTATATGCCTTTATCCAAGAGTGTATATGAGCTCTAGAGAGATCTTCGCTTTCACTAATATTATTATTTCTTACCAGGAGAAGTATATCATCGGTTAGTACCCTTAATGAAATCTTCGCCATTTTATTTTATTATTTCTATAACTCTAACGTCTTCCGTCCTTAGTAGATCGTTAGTATTCTAAATATCATACTTAAACTTATTAACCTTCTTAAAATCCCAAGTAAATAGTCTTTTTAAGAATGATTTCTTATTCTTGTATACTCTTTCATTAAAGAAGTAGAAGTACTAAGTATTTCTTACATCAAGGCCTATATTAACAGTATCTTTACCTATAGTATAGTATACAGTAGTCAAATCATTATATTTTATACTATCTGAATAAGTTGTATCTTTTAATATAGTTGTAAGGTCACCCCCTACCCCCTTTCCGTCATTAACGTCCAAGATTTGCGTTTGAGTTGCAGCAGCGGTTAATTGTTTAGGTTTAATCTTCAACTTCTTGCGTACGCTATCTAAATCTTGTACTAATTTATCATTATACGTCTGTAGGTCTTCTACGGTTAGTTTTAAAACATTATTGGCCTACTAGGAATCCTATAAGGAACCCTAATAGGCCTCAATGTTATTCTAAGCCAATTCTAGGCTTTCTGAGAGTTTTTTATTATCCTTGTGGAGTGTTATACCCCAAGACAATAAAAGCGCAACAGCGAGGCCGTAAACGACCTTAGACGCGATCTTCCAGTGGCTTATTATCCACTTGAGTATCAGCGCTATGTTCATCTTTATCAAAATCTAATTCTATGCCGGTGTAATCTTCACCCTTCTTCTTTAAAAATTTTCCGATAACCTTCCAAGGTCCATCGGGATCCACTGTATTGAGATTCTCAATAATAGACCACAACTCGGTAAGAGTTATGATAGCGGTTACGCCTCCAGTAAGGACGAATACACCACTCTGGTCAAGTATTGACCATTCTATACCATGCGCCAAAGCTATTATTATAAACTCATCCAGGATCTTTCTTAACGTTCCTTTCCAATTCTTGCTGCTTTCTATCTTTTTCTTAAACTTCCTAGCAACTTTTATGCCAAATATCATGTCCACAAAAGTTGTAGCAAAACAGATTACAAGAAGCCACTTGATTGGTGTTAAGAATGCCGTAACAGCAGCACTCGCACCTATTAGCATTTTACCGATAAAGCTACCGTTGACCATGCTGTTAACTACCTAGCCCATATGCTATAGTGTGTGTAAAAAATGTTGTGCCATTGTATACGTTATTATTCTGTGATATCTTCATCAGATTCATACCAACCGGTAGCAGAGCTAGTGTCAATACTTATAGATCTACCGTCATTTCTATTAAGCGCGATCTAATTATCCATATATGTTCCACCGTCTATGAATAAATCGTTTGGAGTCAATGGATACTGTATTCCGTCTGGATATATATCTTGTATGTTTGATACGTTTATTCCAATATTTGTATTTACACCTTCTTCGCTTGTACCTACAAGTTCAAACACATCGGGTATATCTACTGTGATTGTTTTAAGATTCTATTGATTAAATCCAGGGCAATACAACTTAGCAACTATTACCAGCTTATATCTTCCGGTATATAACTGATCTACAGCAGGAAAATGAACTTCTACTATATTTTGATACTTTGTTGCAGACACTCTCGCAAGATACTCAGTATGATTAATTCTAGGAAGTTTCTTATATATACCGCCCCATTCTGGACGAAGCCCATATCCATGATATGGCATCATCATATAGTGATGAGGGTATGCTCTCCAAGTAGGATAACCACTATTACAAATATTGTATGGATTCGCATCGAACGCGCCAAACCATGGTTCAATTGGGAATCTACTTACAAAGCGAGTCTTCTTGTGAAGATAATCCTTAATTTCCTGTTCTTTAGACATATTTATAAGGATTGCTTTTACGCTCCTTATACTAACAGGATTACCCATTGGTACAACTTCGCCTACAGCATTGTTATTATTTCCAAACTGATTCGGATAATAGAGCTCGTAAGTTTTGTTTACAAATGGATTGTTGTCTATATTCTCAAAGTCAGAATCATTAGGGGTATATACCTTTCTTTCCTCTAAGTTATTATCACCGAGATATTGACGAAGATCTACAGCAAGTCTTATATCGTTTCCGATTCTAATTTTACTAATATCTCTCATACTGCTGTATTTATGAAAAAAGCTTGAGTAGGGCTTATGCCCAGCCCAAGCTTGATTCAATTAAGTATAAAATTAATTACCACCTGCAGCAGGTGCCTCGCGCTCTACGAACGGAGTAAGAATATCCTGCAGATCAGCGAGCTTACCGTTGATACCATAAATCTCAACAGTCTGCTTCGTCTTGCGGAAGATATCGTCTGCAGCACGATACATATTCTCAAACTCGAGAGTAATTGCATCGTAATGAGCAGAAAGATCGGTCTCCATCTCCGGCTTGATGATCGGCCATGTGCCTTCACCACGGTTCAGGATTCCAAGATAGCCCATAGCCTGAGACTCACGATCGCGAACTAACTTAGCAGAAGCAGGATACTGCTTGCCAGGTGTCTTAGTAATAACTACGCCCTTTACGAAGTTCTTGTTCTTAGACTCCCAACCATCTGCCTGAGGATCCGTCCAATACATGTTTACATTGAAACGAACCTTGTTAGCCCAGTTAATCGTATCTACGCTATCGTCGTCATCATAAGGCATTGCAGTAAGAATTACCTTATTGGCGGTAGCTGTACTTGCAGTTACACGAGCGCGCTTCCAGTCCTTATTGATAAGATCACCGATATTCTTAGCGATAGTAGTCTTTGTGTCGCCGATAGCAGTTACGTACTCGTAACTCTCAGTCCACTTGCGATAACGATGAGGCATATCCTTGTACGTAATACGTACAATAATACGCTTGCCACCATCCTCACCAAGAGTATCCTCAAGGTCCTGATCAAGCTGGCTGAAGTCGATAGTAACCTGATCTTCAGAATCTGCCTCATAAGCAAGAACATTGAAGCTCTTGATATCAGCAGCCTTAATCTCGTTAGACCACTTTACGATAGGACGATACTCAGTTGTGCCGTTTGCAAGATGAATAGCAGCATTCTTCTTCGTGATGATACCAACCTTAATGGTTTTGATATCAGCTGCATTGTTCTTGTTAACAACATACAATTTGTTTGCCTCTACATCTGGATCACAGTTCATGATAATGAACTTACCAGCATCAGCTGCATCTGTCATGCTTGAGCGAGAAGGCATTGCAGTAACAATATTGCTGCCATTTACATTGCTAACAAGCACTGTGTTTACATAAGTAATCATAAATTATTTAATTTTTTCTACTCCCCCTATATTTCAATGTCTAGACCTAACTAGCTGGGGTTTCCGGGTTAAAATTATTCTTGGGTCAAGACTTCATTAGTCAGCGTTTTATAGCGAGGATCAGATTGGTTCTCAACATACATTTGTGCTGCTATTTTTACTATCTCTAGCCAAGTGTAGTCTTCGAAGTCCGTATAATCAGTAAACGGATCTTCGTTTGTAATTTCAGTGGGTACCTTAAGGTAACCCAAAGTATAAGATTGAATATTATATTTCTTGTCAGTAAGTAGACGGAACCCGTCTTTAGTCCTGACACGTAATGGTCGCGCTCTGTGGAAACGATAATGAAAATCAGTAAGCTTATTGTTTACGCGATACATAAAACTATCAGCAGTGCATTCAAATACGCACGTATCCATCTAATGCCCACCATCTGTATCTGATATAATAACATCCTCATTTAGTACAAACATCATGTCTTTAGGATATTTGTACTCGTACTCATCATATGACGGGTGTGATGTATTTTTCTTTGTAAACGTGACCACTTTATTTACATCGTAGTCACTTCCAGAATATACGTCAACTGTCTTGACGTATTCTTTATTACCATCATCGTCATATGTCTCGTACCACTGCATTATATCATTGTCTAAATCTATATCCTCAAAGTCTTTACTTTCCGGACTGTATACTTTGTTTTCGTCTACATACTTGTCCAGATTCTTTGCGTCTATAGATATTCTTTCGCAAAACAGTCGTATTAGATCTCTTGTACGTTTTTCATTCTGCTCATATGAAGTTCTCTTTGGAGCGTTGCCATTGAATCTATCTTTAACAAATTTAACAATACCTTGATTTATCCAATATAAAGAATCATCTGTTAAAGGTTTTTCCATTGTATCGTCCAACTTATTTATTTCAAGTTCGAACGATGCTAATATATCAACGCATCTCATTCTTCATCTTCGTTTTGTTTTCTATTACGCTTCTGCTATT